TAGAATCATACGGCTTCTCTCTAAGATCGGGGAGCCTAACGATAAATCGGAAGACCTTATCTTCAAGATCATGGCCTGGGAGGAGCAGCAACTTATGAAAACGAATGCCCCAGCCACAGTCTCGGACACCGCCGAATGCTTAAGAATATTCGCTACCTGGGGTGCGACCTGCGACCAAGCCATCAGCTACGCCAAATGGATCTTAGCCCAAAGCGGAACGATCCATCTAACCACCGGCCACAAGGCTAAGGGTCTTGAATGGGATACGGTCTACCATCTGGATAAGGGACTGCTTAAGCCAGAAGGGCAGGACCTGAACCTTAAGTATGTCATCACAACTAGATCGGCCAGGGAGCTATACGAAATAGGCACAGAGGCAATGAAATGGTAGCAAGTAACTCACGCTTCTCTTACAGCGATTGCTTTCAGCTTATGGACCAAGCAATGGCTGACCCTAAGGGTATTCGAATTAAGTTCGCAACCAAAGAGGAAGCTTGGCACTTCCGGATCAGGCTTCACACAGCTAGGAGGATAGATAGAACCGATAACATGGATACCTACGGCGTTGGGCATCCGATGTATGGCAAGTCAGCTTACGATCCGCTAACCATGCGAATACGTGAAAGAGCCAACGGTATTTGGCTTAATCTAGAGAAAGTGGATGCACGTGAGTTTGAGGTTGAGTCCCTAGCGGCTGATGAACCGCAGCCTCAACTTGAGTTTAGGTCTGCTCCACCACCACAAAGGATAGTGGAGAAAATCTTGGAGGTTAGAGGATCAGCCACAGGTCAGCTGGTCCAGTTCAGACGGAGGATATGATGGCATCGACAAATCCCTTAAGTGCAATCGTTGAAAGGCTGATCGAGAAGGCTAAGAAGAAGAACCCTGATATCATCAAGAAGCCTAAAGAGCCGAAGCCACCTAAGTCGAAAAGGAAGAAAGCATGCTCGCTGAACTCTGGATGGCTGCACTAAAAGCGGAGACTGGCATTGCAATTCCAACAGACAATAGGGCACTATTGCGTCAACATCTTTATCGAGCTAGGGCTGAGCTTAATGATCCTAGTCTTGATGATATAGTGATGCTAATGCCTGAGGATGAAACCGAGATATGGTTGGTGCATAAAGATGCGGACGGTATCGGAGCCGATAATCAAAGTTACCCTAAACTTGTTCGCTAAGGACGTAGAATGGTTTAGGGAACGGTTCCCTCATAACTACAGTGAGGAAATCCGTCAGGCTTTGCGCAACCATATCCGCTATATAGAGGCGATAAACAAGGATATAGACTATGGCTACTGAACTCGAAGATATGATGGAGAAGTTCGCTAAAGACTACAACAACGATGACATAGATAACATCATCAACTATGTCCGTAAACAATTGGCAATGTATGATGCAGGCATCAAACCTAAGAGGACCGAAGTCGAACAGCTAGACATGCAAGCGATCGTAGCTAACATCACCAGGAAGAAGATCATACCTTCCGAAACCAGCAGACCGGCGACAACCAAGATGAAGCGGAGAATATGATGTCTGACCTCGATGTAGCAGAACTGATAGAAAGCCTACAAGCGACAGGACTTGATCCACAGATGGTGGACGAGCAGTCATTCCAGGTTCCGTCCCTATTCCTTGAAGGAACCAACATTCAATACATATGGGACGCAACTTCCCTCGAATACTACAAACGATGTCCAAGGCTCTACTACTACAAGATGATCTGTGGCTACCAATCCTCTGACGAAGATATCGACTTACGTTGGGGACAAGAGTACCACACAGCCCTTCATCAGTATGAGCAGCTTAAGGCCTCAGGTCTAGATCATGACGAATGCCTGTGGCATGTGATCAAAGAGCTTCTAATCCGTACCTGGGGTTGGAAGCCAGATCACAAATTCAAGAACAAGCCCTTCCTTGTTCGCTCAGTTATTCGTAGGATTGACAAGTTCAAGGAAGATCCGGCACAGCTTCTTACCCTCCAGAATGGTAAGCCAGCTTCCGAAGTTTCGTTCATGTTCGAGCTTAACTATGGCCCAACAGAGAAGGTCAAGTACGTCCTAACCGGCCTTCTTGACAAGGTTGTGGACTACAATGGCGATGTCTTCTTTATGGACCACAAGACTTCGAAGTATTCCCTAAATATGGATTGGTACCGGCCACATAATCAGATGTCCCTTTATACTATCGCTTGTAAGATCGTGTTCAACACCGTCATTAAGGGAGGTATCATTGACCATGCCGCTATTCAAATCAACGATACTAAGATCGAACGAGGCATGACCCATCGTACCAACGACGAGCTTGACGAATGGCTCGAGGAACTTGAGGAATGGCTGGAAGACGCCAAACGCTCAGCCGAACAGAACTACTGGCGTATGAACGACACCGCCTGCGACAAGTACGGCGGCTGCAAGTTCCGTGAAATCTGTGGCAAAGCCCGAAGCGTGCGTGAACGCTTCCTTAAGTCAGAGTTTAAGAAGGGTGAGATATGGAACCCATTAAAGCCAAGATAAACGACAAGGACCTAATCGATGTAGTCAGGAAAGCAGCATACATACACTTCGGCAAACAAGATATCCTCGCACTGGAAGAGCTACTCAGGAGATATAGAAATGCCAAGTCTGGACCAACATCAGAGCGACCAGATAGTCAAAGCGTTGATAATCGGGAACAGTAAGTCACGTAAGACGAGTTCTTTGTTTTCACTGGTTAAAGCTGACTACAAGCTTCGTATCCTGGACATGGACAACCTACTTGATCCTCTCAAGTATCTTATCACGAAGGAATGTCCAGATAAGCTAAAGAATGTAGAGTACCGCACCCTTCGAGATAAGCGTCAGTGGACTCCCGAAGGCCCCAAGGTAACTTCGCCTAGGGCTTACGGTGATGCCGTAAGGATGATGCAGAACTGGAAGTATGGAGATACAGACCTTGGCCCGCCAGCTGAATGGGGACCGGACTGCATCCTCGTACTCGACTCCCTATCCAGACTTTGCGATGCTGCATATGACTTTCGGGAGCCGCTTACGCCTCGTTCGGAAAAGACCGGACAGTTCGATCCTAGGGCCACTTACGGTGATGCACAGGATGCAGTCGAGAACAATATCGCTAATCTAACATCAGATAGCTTCAACACTAACGTAATTGTTATTGGTCACGTGACCTACCTGACTTTGCCTGACGGAACTACCAGAGGTTTCCCCCAAGGTGTTGGCCAGAAGCTATCACCGAAGATCCCCCAATACTTCTCTACCTTCCTAATGTGTGACAACGATGGAGGCAAACGAGTTATCAGAACAGCATCAACCCCACTAATCGATCTAGCCAACCCTAAGCCATTCGAGATGGGCAAGACTTATTCCATCGAAACTGGCTTAGCCGAAATCTTCGAGGTACTAACAGGGAGAAGCCATGTCACTGGACCCAGCGACGTACGATTACCTGAGACCAAGCGAGGAGATACAAGACAAGATGGTAACCCTTCGATCAGCAGCCAAGGTGTACAGCGACCTGCTGGAATCGGTATTACCCGAAGGGCCTGATAAGACCCACACGCTGCGACTACATAGGACCACAGCTATGTGGGCTAACGTAGCAGTAAGCAGACAACCAGATGGAACTCCTAGATGACAGACCAAGATCAAACCAGACTACCTAATAGACACACAAGGCAACAGGAGACTAGAATGGCTAACAAACCTGCACGAGTAGTTTCCCCCGACTTCACTTCAGTTCTCGACACCCCTAGCAACGAGGTATCCCGCCCCAAGCCACTGGCACAAGGAACCTACGTGTGGCAGATCAAAGGTCTGCCTCGCATCGACAAGTCCACCAAGAAGGGAACTGAGTTCTCCGAGTACACCCTCCAATGCATGGAAGCCTGTGAGGACGTGGACGCCGAAGATCTTAAGTTCTCTCTCACCAAGGCTAACGGTGAGGTTACTCCGCTTAGAGAACGCAGTCTCAAGTACACCCTCTACCACACTGAGGATGCCCTCTGGCGTCTTAAGAAGTTCCTCAACGACTGCAACATTCCTGAGGAAGATGACGACGGGAACGTTCGTACCATCCGTGCTAGGATGCAAGATGTCCCCGGCAAGATCATCCTTGGGCACGTCAAGCATTCTCCATCCGATGATGGCGAGACTATCTACGCCAACATCGACCGGACAGCTAAGTACGGCGACGAAGAATAACCAAGTCTAGGGAGAGGGGGGAGCTTCGGCTCCCCCTATCTATCATGGCAGACATTGTTCTGATAGGCGAAGCTTGGGGTGAAGAGGAAGAGCGGCAACGCAAGGCATTTGTTGGTTCCTCTGGCTACCTGCTTAACCGAATGCTAGAACAAGCAGGAATAGACCGTCGTGAATGCTTCGCCACTAACGTATTTAACTTCCGGCCGCCAGCTAACAAGATCGAATGGGTAACAGGGCCTAAAGAAGATGGTGTTTATGGTTACCCAGCTCTAACTAAAGCTGGCTACGTCCGTCGGGAATTCCAAGGTGAGCTAGATCGCTTAGGTGACGAATTAGAAAAGCATAATCCTAACTTAGTTGTTTGCTTAGGTAATACTGCCTCATGGGCCTTGCTGGGTAGGACCATGATATCGAAGCTCCGAGGCACTGTCCAGTATTCTACCCATACCTACACTGGCCTTAAGGTCCTACCAACCTACCATCCTGCTGCCGTGAGCCGTCAGTGGTCGCTTAGGCCAACGGTGGTGATCGACTTAATCAAAGCTGAGCGTGAGTCTGCGTCCCCCGACATAGTCCGGCCAGAGCGGTACATCTGGATAGAACCTACCTTGGAGGATATCCTTGAATACGACCGGCGTTACATTGAACCCTGTGAGGAACTGGCTGTTGATATTGAAACGGCTGGATCAGTTATCACGCTCATCGGATTTGCCCCTAATGAGTCAACTGCTATCGTCATACCGGGACTTGGAGTTCGCCGAGCAGGTAGAGATTATTGGCCTGATCGACCTACTCAGTACAAGGTTTACCGTGCTATCAGAACTATTCTTAAGCGACCTACGCCTAAGATTTTCCAAAATGGCCTCTACGATGCCGCCTTCATCATTCGCGCCTGGGCTATGGCGGTCGGAGGATTAGGCGATGATACCATGTTACTTCATCATGCTCTACAACCCGAGTCGCTTAAGAGCTTGGGCTTCATGGGTAGTATCTATACTGACGAAGGACCGTGGAAGCAAATGAGGGAAGTGAAGACGATCAAACGGGAGGACTAAATGAGTAGAATAAAAGTAGAAGTTGAGGAGATTGTTATGGAAGGTGACCGTGGGGGAGAGATAGATTCAATCAGAGTAATATGCTCAGTATGCGACGCCAGTGTTGAGATATATGGTAGAAGTATACAATCTATTAAGCGTGGGTGCATCTCCTTAAGAGAGCAGTGCGATGAGAGAAACTTCTACTACTATGAGGAGAACTAGATGACATATATAGGGCCCCCAGATGATTGGAAAGATAAGGCTAGGAACGATGGTACGTATGCCATAGCCGTATGTTTGGCATACATACATGTGGAACTAGAGAAGATAGAAGCAAGGCTGTCTGACGCCATCCAAGTTCTTAGGGACATACGAGATCACAGATGGTGAAAGTTATCAATACAAGCAAGCTTAACCCCAAAGACCTGAAACCCTGGGAGCGTGATTGCG